TAAGTATTTCGATATAGCCTGTGAACGAATTGAACAAGCGCAAAAGCAAGTTAGGTTGTTTGAATGAAAGAAATCAAAGGTAAATTATTCGCATAAATGTACCACTACGGTAGCATCATCCACCCTAATGACAAGAGCGAGATTAAGTTAAAATTTTTGAATAAGTGTAGACCTCAGGCCAGAGGTCTTTTTTAGAGGGTATTACGGTAAATAAATATATATTAATATATTAAATATCGGAAACGCTACAATCCGAAGTAAAAGATGAATAAAAACAACCATTTGCTATACTGATATGTCACTATTGTAAATTGGAGTGTGATATGGTTAATCGAATGCGACCGGAAGATGGACGAGAATTTATCCATGTTTGGGAAAGTTCTGACTCAGTAAGAGAGGTTGCCAAGCGTTTAAATCTCAAGTATACCCGCAATGCCCTGGACAGACGAAGGAGGGTGGAAAAGGAAATGGGGGTTGTTTTACATTCCCATCAGTCAATGAAAGCAAGCAACTTTCCCACCTTTGAAAATATCGACACCCACCTCACCAGAGATTACGACATCCTAATAGCTTCTGATAAGCACAACCTGCCAGGACACGAGCCACAAGCCTTTAAAGCCTTCCTGCATTTAGTTGAAGATGCTAAACCGAAGTATGTCGTTGTTAACGGGGACTGGTATGACTTCCCTTCTATTGGCAGGTTCCATCGCATTGGCTGGGCGGAGCAACCCAGTATCGCTGACGAACTAGAGTCCGGTACTAATTGCCTTGACCAGATTAAAAAAGCATCCCCAAAGTCAAAGAGGATATTTTTATTGGGCAATCACGATATGCGCTTTGATGGCAAACTATCGAACTGTATTCCTGAGTTGCAAAATGTTCCCGGCTCAAAATTAGAGCATCATCTGAAGGGCTGGCGGATAGGGCTAAGTGCAACCTTTAATGATACCTTGATAGTCAAACATCGCTGGCATACTGGTATGCACTCTAGCTACAATGATGTGCTAAGAGGTGGGAAAAATATTGCTACTGCTCATGACCATAAGCTAAATATACGTCCATGGACAGACTATTCTGGTACACGTTATGGGGTTAAGACCGGCACATTATCTGACCTGTGGGATGAGTGTTTTGCCTATATGGAAAATAACTCTGTCGATTGGCAACCGGGTTGTGCGCATATCCAAGTATCAGGGAATATTATTATACCTTCCCTTTGCCCATTAGTCATTGATAAGAAACATAAGCATTGGGGTAAGATATACCATCAGGGCAAGTGGTACGGGTGACATTCAAGGACTATCCGCTAGTAGAAATAGAATGGGACGACCATTCAGGAGATGCTGGGTGGATAGACGACCCTAAAAAATCCAAGTCAGTAGTGGCAAGGACAATAGGGTATTTGGTAGATGAGGATGACATAAGGATAGTAGTACACGACTCTCTCACGGAGGATGGTGGTTCAGGTGGAGAGAGTGTTATTTTACAATCCTGCGTTCGTAAACGCTGGGTAATTGAGGTGCAAGATAATTAATGGAAAAAGTATTCCCGACAGTATTGATAGTGCTTGATGTCTGCGCCTCTGTCCCATATCTGGTACAGGGCAATTGGCGAATGTGTCTGTACTGGCTATTCGCTGCCGGATTAACCTTTTGTGTAACTTGGTAGTAAATGCGCAATAGCCTGATAGAGGTAGAGAAAAAATGAAAGACAGGAACTACAAACCAATACCAATAACGCTATCAGCACACCCGAAAATATGCCCGACTCCTATTCCGAGGGCGAAGTTTAATTGTGGCGTAATGCTGGACAATGACATACGGCGGTCAGGTTATCCACCAGGCGAAGGGCGTTATTACCAACTCTGTAAGAAATGCGGTTTTGTTTATTATGACTTGGAGGTAGAAAAATAATGAATAACTGTTTATGTGGAAAAGAACTAACTGGCAGGCAGCGCAGATATTGCAGTCGCAAATGCTCCAACAGCGGAGGTCACAAGGTCAGGAAGGGAGAACTGGAGTATGAGAATAGAGAATATAACGAAAAAAAGGAAACGACTAACCCATCGTCCTGGGCAGGATATCAGGACTGTGCAGCATTTAATGCTATTGGGAGAGCATTCCTTTTAAATGACTAATTTATGCGAACTATTTGGGGAGAATATAATAGGTAGCAGCCTCATTTTCCACTATACTCCCGCGATGGATACAAAACGTGTCGTTTCACATGGAACATAACCCCCTAAGCCTTCAAGAAGGGACTAGAAGAATCCTTGCTGCCGCCAAACAAGGAAAAGACCCGCCCTTAGCTCACTCCAAGCCAATATCCGGCAGAGCATTCAATAGAGTCATTGAGGCCTGTGAAAGAGCGGGACTCGACCCTGGCGAGGAGATACTGAAACTTGTCTCTGCTGAAGATGCCTGCAAGACATGTGGGCATACAGCCAAGATATCAGACAAGATGAGAGCAGATATCTGGGTGAAGCTACTGGAGTTTGTCCAACCGAAGCTACGAGCCATCGAGGGAGACATAAACGTCAAGGAATTGTCACTGGTACAGATATTGAGTAGTGTCGATGACGAGCCCTAAAGAGAGACTCGAGCATTATGCTAACCATCCTGCCGACTTCGTAAAGGAAATACTCCGACCCCAAAAAACAAAGGAATGCCCAAATGGTCTGGAGAAATGGCAGGAAGAGGAGTTAGTCGCTTTGGCCGTTGAAGACAGGATATCTATACGCTCAGGCCATGGGGTTGGAAAGACCACATGGCTGTCATGGATAATACTTTGGTTTATGACTACCCGCTATCCGACCAAGGTAGGGGTTACCGCTCCGACATCACACCAATTAGAAGATGCGCTCATAGCTGAATTGACCTACTGGCTAAGACGTATGCCCAATGCCTTTAAGAAGGAATTTGACTTAAAGGAAGGTAAGCTGCTACTCAAGGATGGAAAAGCCAAGACTGACTCATTCTGCACCTTTAAGACTGCAAGGAAGGAGCAACCCGAGGCATTACAAGGACTGCACTCCAAGAATATGCTATTCATTATTGATGAGTCCAGTGGTGTGGATGACTTGATATTTGAGGTATCGGAAGGATCATTATCGACAAGCGGGGCAAAGGTTGTCATGACATCCAACCCGACAAGGACATCCGGATATTTCTATGACTCGCATCACAGGATGAAGCATCGCTGGAGGACCAGGAAGGTATCTTGTCTGGAGTCTTCCCAGGTTGACTCACAGTATGTTGAGGACATGAAACTCAAGTACGGTGAAGACTCAAACGTATACAGGGTAAGGGTCTTGGGCGAGTTTCCATTGGCTGATGAAGACTGCGTGATACCACTGTCTTTAGTAGAGTCTGCTGCTATCCGTGATGTCAAGCCCTTATTGAATAAAATGCCTGTCTGGGGACTTGATGTTGCCAGGTATGGTAAATGTAAAACTGCCCTTGTGAAACGCTGGGGTAACCAGATTATGGAAGTAAAGACTATTGCCCAACGGGATACCATGGAGGTAGCTGGTTGGACAATGCATGAATGGGAGGAAACAGATTATGACATGCGACCGTCAGTCATCTCAGTTGACGCAATCGGGCTTGGAGCAGGGGTCGCTGATAGACTACTCGAGCTTGGTCTGCCCGTTATCGCTGTCAATGTTGGTGAAGCCCCTTCAGGACGAGGCCAATTCGCAAATCTCAGGGCAGAATTATGGTGGAGAGCAAGAGAATGGCTGGAAGAAAGAGACACCTCCTTGAAGGATGAAGACTTAGCTGCAGAGTTAACATGTGTCACCTACAAGTACACATCAAGTGGTAAAATACAGATTGAAGGGAAGAGAGAAATGTTGGAAAGGGGTGTCGCTTCCCCTGACATGGCTGATGCTTTTGTCTTGACATTCGCTGGGCCTGAGCGTAGAAGGGAGCATGATAGATACCAAAAACGCAGAAGAGGAACCTCACACAAAGAAGCGTGGGCGGCATGAACCCCTTGGAAGGCTTACCTGAATATATTAATTCCCTTCTCGGAGAAAATGAGATGATGGGTAATGCGGAAAGGTGGGTAAGCGTTGCTCAGAATGCGGCCGACCCGACATTTCCCCAACTCCCGGGAACGATGGAAGAGATGCTGGAAAACATGCCTTCTCGTTCATCAGGTGAAGCTACGCCGATTAAACATGAATTACTCTACAACGCCGCACAATCGATAAAGGATAATTTCCTCGGAAACATCATTGGAGGGGGAGTAGCAAGCTATGCCGACAAACTGGCTAGAGGTCAGAAACAAGGATATACAGATTTTCTGATGGCATCCCTTGACACTCCAGGACCAGGAACAATCCTCAAGGGTGGCAAGTTAGGGCTGGAGCCTCTGCTAGGACTAGGAGCAATGGTAAAAGGTTTTCACGGTAGCCCACACAAGTTTGATAAATTCAGTATGGACAAGATAGGAACGGGTGAGGGAGCGCAAGCATACGGGCATGGACTTTACTTTGCTGAGAGCGAGGATGTAGCAAAAGCATATTCACCAAGAAATACAGAGTATGAAGAAAATTTAATGGAGCAATATAATCGCGCCGTTAATTCAGAAGACTACGATGCAGCCTCAGTATACGAGGCCGCAATGTTTTCACGAAAAAACCCATCACAAATAAAATCAAGATTTACTGTGGACAATGGATACGAGTCTGACAGTGTTGAGAGAATGAGAGAGGTTATTGATAACGAACTAACTCCAATATTTGACGCACATGAGCAAGGGTTATACAACGTGGAGTTAGATGTAAATAAAGAGGATTTGTTGGATTGGGATGCGCCATTGAGTGAGCAGCCTGAGAAGGTGAGGGAGGCTGTTAATAAAATTATTACAGACAACCCAGGTAATATGGGCGTGGAGGCAATCGCTAAACATAGCCAATTGCCACGCCCATTTCAATATATGGAAGGGAGACATATCTATGACAGAATTGAGGGTTTAGCAGGAAGGAATACCGAAGGTGCTGGATCACAATTATTAAACCAGTATGGAATCCCCGGCATAAAATACTTTGACCAAGGCAGTAGAAAAGCTGGTGAAGGAACACACAATATAGTCATGTTCGATGAGAGTAAGATTAAGATAGTGGAGTAACATAATGGCACAAGAAGAGAACAAAATTGACGGACAAACCATACAGAGTTGGTATCAGGGATGTAGAGACGATAGTAAAAAGTGGCGTGATGAGGCCAAGGAGATGTTTGACCTCCGTGCTGGTAACCAGTGGACGGAGACAGAAATTGCTGAGTTGAATGAGAAGAGGCGTATTCCGATTGTAATGAATCGGGTAGGTCCATACTTCGACTCGATTATTGGTTATGCCGCCAATAACAAAAAGGAGATGCGTTTCCTTCCCCGGGGCAATGATGACCTCGCCCAGGCAGGCCTTTTGAATGAAGCTGTCCGATGGGCAGATGACCTATGCTGTGCCAATGACGAAGAGTTAGATGCCTTTGATGACATGATAACTTGTGGTATGGGTTGGACTGAGTCCAGGATGGACTACAAGATTGACCCGGAAGGTCAATTGATAACTGCAGAGCGAATAGATCCAATGGAGATGTATTGGGATGTTAATGCCAGGAAGCGCAATCTTGGCGATGCTACCTATGTTATCCATGCCAAACGCTATGAAAGGAGAGATGCTGAGAAGAGATGGCCAAGAATTAAGGATGTCACGCCTGACTGGTCTAATGAAGATGAGCATCGAGTTGAGCCCCATAATGCAACCAATGCATGGAAATATGAGAATGACCAGAGCGGAGTTGGTTATCCGGAACCTGAAGCATATCTGATATTACGTTGTCAGTGGTATCTCGATAAGAAGGTATACAGAGTATCTGACCCACAATCAGGACAACTGGTGACCCTTTCCGCTGCTAAATTCGGTAAGCTTAAAGACGGTTTTGACCAAATGGGTATCAAGTATGTCCCAGGTACAGAGCGTCATTATTATGACACTTATGTGACAGGTGATCAGGTTATTCAGGAAAACGAAGCACCTTCCAATAAAGGCTTTACGCTTCGTGCAATGTGCGCCAAGAGGGATAGAAACAAGAAACAATGGTACGGCATAGGCAGGGCAGTCAAAGACCCGCAGAAATTCTCCAATAAATTCTTCTCAGACATCATGTATATCCTTGCTTCAAACAGAAAGGGTGGGGCATTTGTCGAGACTACTGCTTTGGCTGACCCAAGGCAGGCAGAGGAAGATTGGAATAAACCAGACGCTATGATAAAACTTAACCGTGGCGGCATGGCAGGTATTCAAGAAAGAGATGCCGGTGTATTCCCAACAGGTCTCGATAGGCTGATGAACTATGCCATCGATGCTGTACCAAACACATCCGGCATGAATCCAGAGATGATAGGAATGGCTGACAGAAACCAGCCTGGAGTCCTGGAAGAGTCCCGCAAAGAGGCAGGTCTGACTATCCTTGCGCCACTATTCTCTGCTAAACACAGACACACAAGGGAGCGTGGTCCCATCATTTTCGACATGATGAAGAAGTTTATCTCGGACGGAAGACTTATTCGGATAACCGGTGATGACGGCCAACAGAGACAACAGCCCCTTATTATCGATGACACTATCACTTATGACGTTATTGTCGATGAAGTATCCAATAGTCCAAACCAGAGGCAGGAAGTGCTTAGAATAATGATGCAACTTGCCCCGACACTGGCACAGGCCAATGTACCTATCCCGCCTGACATCGTTGAATACATGCCTTTCCCGAATACTCTCATTGAGAAGTGGAAGCAGGCACTTGCACCGAAAGAAGAGGCTCCTGATCCAAAAGTCCAGCTTGAGCAGATGAAAATACAGTCGCAGATGAAGCAGGCTGAATTGAAAGCCAAGCAGGATGAGATGAAGATGCAGGCAGACGCACAGAAACAAGAGCGAGTTGCCATGGCAGAAGAGCAAAAGCATGCTATCCAGATACAGGAAATGCAGTTAGATGCTGCTATCAAACAGGAAGAGTTGCGCCTTAAAGCAATCGAATTAGAGTTAAAACAACAGGAAATGGGCATGAAAGCCCAGGTCACTGTCCACGAGAATGTCACTGACTTAGAAGTGGCTAAACTGCAGTCTGAAGCTGCTAAACACAAAGCCGGAGGTAACAAAGATGGCTGATGGTAAAAACGTAAAGCAATCCACAGAAAACGCCCCACAAGGCGGGAATAGAAAGTCCGATGGAGAAACGCAGTCCAAGAATGAACCGAAAGGTAAACATGCTAAAACTGAGTCTCTTCCTCAAAACCTAGATAAACGCCACTAAACAAAACCGGAGGAACCAATGAATAACCCAGACCCTTTGTCAGAACCTTTTGCTGACGATGCGCCACCGCCTGTCAGTGCAGAAAACCCACCCGATCTTCCTGAAACTCCAGTAGAAGAGGATGGGGATAAGCCTGCGGTCGATATAGCTGCAGAAGCTGAAACCCCGCCTGAAACAGAGCAGAGCAAGTACGAGAATATGAAGATCGCCATGAAGGAGGAGCGTGGGAAACGTCAGTCCATGGAGGCACAACTCCAGGAAATGACAACCAACTTCAATGAATTAAAAGGTCCACTCGATGCATACAGAAAAGACAAGCAAGCCGAAGAAGAGCAGAGTAAACATGCGGCAGAAGTGCAGGCCACCCAACAATATGAAGCAAACCCGGCAGAATACCTCAAGGAGCGGCAGGAAGAGATAACTCAACGTCTTGATAGTGCTGCCGAGCAAAAGGAGCAGCAGGACGAATATGTCCGTATCTCAGCCGCCATTGGCACACAAGTCGATCAGCATCGTGAAACAGACCCTGACTATATCAATAAGATGGAGTTTGCCAAAGAGCATCGTATGAAAGAGTATGCCGCCCTTGGTTACCCGAAAGAGCAACATGAGCAAGCCTTTCAGAATGAGTGCTTCCAATTGGGTCTGTCAGCCTTACAGCAAGGGGTCAACCCTGGACAGATGGTATCCAACCTGGTCACTTCCTGGGGATATAAACCAGGCGAAGCTGCATCCGGAGAGACATCAGACCAGAAAGTCGAAAGACTTGCCGCTGGCGCACAGGCTGCACAGTCCCTTACCGGTGGAGCAGCAGAGGAGTCTTCGGCATTAAAAGCTATTGAGAAGATGTCAGATGCTGAATTTGATAAACACTGGGATGATGAGGTCGTGCCTAAAAGACATTGACACATGACTTCATTCGTCTATAGTGTTAATTGAAAGTTGTTTTCTTTATATGTGCTTTAGGGAGGATACCCCCTGTCCTCCCTTTTTTTAAGTCGGAAGACTTAAAGCTTCGCCGGAAGGCGTAAAATTACGCTGGAGAGCGTCAAACTCACGGTCGTTGGAGAACGTCAAACTCACCTCGTTAGCAACGTACAGCTAAAAACTTGTCCATTTATTAAATACGGCATAAGCCGTTAGGAGTTATCGCATGGCAAACACCGAATATGGTGTAAACGATGCTGAAGCTGTCAAACTCTGGTCAAGAAAGACCATGCATGAAGCCCTTAAAATGGCTTTTACTGGTCGTTTTTGTGGTACTGATTCTAACTCTCTTTGTCAGATTAAAGATGACTTGAGTAAGAATGAAGGTGATCGTATTAGAAGTATCCTCCGCATGCAATTAACTGGTGCTGGCCAACAGGGTGATAATACTCTGGAAGGCAATGAGGAAGCTTTGGTAACACACACAGACAATATCAACATCGACCAATTGCGCCACGCTGTGCGTTCTGGCGGTAAGATGTCTGAACAACGTGTACCGTTCTCCGTCCGTGAAGAGGCCCGCATGGGTCTACAAGACTGGTGGGCAGACCGCTTTGATACTTGGTTTTTTAACCAGATATCTGGCAATGCCGCTCAGTCTGACACACGCTTTACCGGTAACCAGGCAGCTACAAGCCCTGACTCAGCCCATAGAATTATGGCTGGAGTCGCAACCGCAGAATCTAACCTGTCAGCCAATGCGTCACAGACGTTTACGCTGTCATTAATTGATGAAGCAGTGCTTGCAGCACGAACATTAACCCCAGTAATTCGTCCCTTAAACAACCAGCAAGAACCTGGTAAACATCAATTTGTAATGTTTCTCTCACCTGAGCAGCACTTTGACCTTAGACGGTCAACAGCTACTGCCGAGTGGCAAGACATTCAGAAACAGGTGTTGGCCGGTGGAGGCGATGTAAATAAGAACCCAATTTTCTCGGGTGCTTTAGGTGTCTATAACGGCACTATTTTGCATGAGACCTTCCGTCTTCCGTTGATAACCACAGGTACTGGTGCAAACACCGGTAACCGTGCGATATTCTGCGGAGCCCAGACAGCTTGTTTGGCTTTTGGTAGAGGGTACAGTAAAAACCGAATGTCCTGGACAGAAGAACTTTTTGATTACGGCAACCAACTCGGTGTATCGAGTGGCTGTATTGCCGGACTGAAGAAGTCCATTTACAACAGTAGAGACTTTGCGACTATAGCCGTTTCAACGGCGCATTCGGCAGCCGCAACAGCCGCTGCGCAACGATAAGAGGAGAATCATATGACACATCTAACTGCTGATGCGATGACCTCCGGTCCTGCGCCTGCCATTCATGCTGGGTTAAACGCCCAGATATGTAAGTTTGGTATTGCTGGTACTGCTTCTGGCTCACAAACTGTTGCTTTGACCGCACTTCCTGCTGGCGCAGAAGTGGTTGGCGTGAATATGTACATGTCCAACGATGGTTATGGTACTGGTGGAGAGCATGTATCTGTCTTCGCAACAATTGGTGGTCTAACCATCCCTTCCGCTGGTGTTTTCCAGTTTATTCAATCGTCCACTGTCGGCACTAATGTTGTTTCTAACATCGGTAAAGACTTTGGTAAACGTATCACTGCTTCGGCAAATATGTTTCTGTCATTCACATCAAATGTGGGCACAGGCACGGCATCTTGTGATGTTGTTGTTATTGTTGAATACCTGAAGCATAAGCGTGGTGGGTAACTTGGTTATTTGACCTTAACCCGAGGCATACCGGCATTAACGCTGCTGGTATGCCTTTTAATTAAAGAGGAGCCGCTATGGAATTAGTCACAAATATCGTTGACAGGCTGAAGGAAATTCAGCTTAACTTTGAAGAAAAGCAAGATGTCCAAGCTATCATGGAGTGTATTGATGGCTACATTAATGTCTTAAATGAAGCCCCGGAAGACCCCGAAATACTCTTTCAGATAGGCACTGCTTATCTTCAGATATCCCAGCCAGGCGTAGCCCTGCAATTCTTCAAACGCTCTCTATCCTATTGGCCAGCACATCCTAACCTCTGGTCTAACCTTGGCGTATGTTATCGCACAATGCATATGCTGGAGCAGGCTAAGGACTGTTTCATGAAGTCCATGATGGGCGAGGAGAAAGCAGAGACCTACAACAATATGGCTGCATGCTTTATTAACGAGAATAACCCTGAAGAGGGGATGCAGTGGGCTGACAAAGCTATCATGATGGATCCAGCCCACCCTAAACCGAAGTGGAATGGAGGACTATTATGCTTAGAGAAACAAGACTGGGAGCATGGTTTTGAATTATACGACTCCGGCTTCTTCTGTAACGAGCGGAAGTACCGGGTATTCGACCCAGACCCACCCTGGTGGGATGGAAAGTCTAAAGGTACAGTTGCACTATGGGATGAGCAAGGACTGGGAGACAGACTACTTGCAGCCAATATGCTTAGAAGACTTGAAGGTCTCGATGGAGTTAATGTTGTACTTGAATGCCATCCGAGGCTTGAAGCCATGTACAGACGGTCTTTCCCATGGATAGAGCATATCTTCCCGACCGCAAAGAAGGAGAAGGTCACATGGCCAGAAGACTTCAAAATTGACTACAAGATAGCTGTCATGTCTCTGGCTGCACTTTATTGGAAAGATGGAGAGTTTGACAGGACACCGTATATCAAACCAGATCCAGAATTAGTCAAGAAGTACCGGGCTGAAATGGAAGCAAAAGGTCCGGGTCCGTATGTCTGCCTGTCATGGGCAGGAGGCGCACCGAAGACCAATACCAAATATCGGACATTGAAACTGAATTGGTTTAAAGAGTTAATTGGCCAAGACGGCACTTGGTTTTCAATGCAATATCACCCTTGGGCAAAAGATAAGGTAGAGCGTTTCAGAGAGGACACTGGACTACCTTTGCATCATTTGGATGCTGCCCAGGAAACAGAATATGACCATACGTTAGCAGCACTCGCCGCCGCTGACCTGACTATATCAGGGTGCAATACGGTCATACACACCTGTGGGGCCGCAGGGTTACCTTGTTGGGTTATGGTTCCCACCCGGCGGGCGTGGCGTTACCCCTCCGGCCCCACTTTTCCTTGGTATGGAGACCATATGAAACAATTCCACCAGTCAACAGATAATGACTGGGATACAGTAATTCAACAGGTAATAGTGGACTTTCAGGCTTATCTATACATGTATTACAAGGACATCACGTTTTTACCATCAGCCATCAGACCAGCACTAAAGGAAGTGAAATGAATGTCGTTATCGTAGGGCATGGCCCCTCGATCCTAAATGAAGGGCGAGGCAAGGAGATAGATGAATACGATGTCGTTATCAGACTTAAACGGACAAAGAGTCTTCTAAGCAGACCACACATCTTCGGGACAAAGACAGATATCGTAATGGGCTCACTTGTCCTCTGGCAAGATATGCTCATGGAATGGGATGAGATACCAGGCCGCTATTGGCTGTTTGTTGATACCCGCACAATGGAAGTGACAGACCATGAGATCAAATGCATACAAGGAGCATACTATCCAAAATTGTGTGTCATTGACAAAGGTCTCTGTGAAAAGTGGGTCAACCACTATAGAGGTCTTCGCAATGGCGCAGGAATGGATCCAAGGCAGGAGGCCAAGGTATCTGGAGAAGGAGTGGTCTTAAGTGACAAGCATGGACACCTGCATTGCTCTGCTGGAATGTTTGCAATTATATACGCCTTGCATTACCTGAAACCTGACAAACTAGACTTGCTTGGTTTCGACAATATCGCTTCAGGTGAATTTGACTGGAGCATTACACGGGGACCATCATGGAGTAAGTACCCTGACCATAACTGGGAAGCAGAGAATAGGATGCTCAGTGACGTTGCTGAAGGCTTTGGTTACCAGGTTGAAAATGAGGAGGGGAACCTATGTTGTTTAAATATGTAACAGCCATGTCTCTTGATATCTTCAATGACTACGGTCAGGAGATGCTGGAGACCTTTGATAAATACTGGCCGGAAGGTGATATCTGGTTATACACAGAGGACTTTGATACCTTCAAAGAGATGACCGACTTGCCTAAACGGGTGGTCGTATGTGACCTCTACAAGGTAGAAGGAGCAAAGAAGTACCTTGATACCTTATCAGCATTACCTATCTTGCGTGGCGAAGTAATAACAGTCCAGAGCGCACACAAGGACTATCGCCGTAACATTGCTACATTTGCTAAAAAGGCATTAGCACAGTGCGATGCAGCCTGTGACCATAAGGGTTATCTCTTCTGGTTGGATGCCGATATTATCACTGGTAAACATATCCCGGGCTCATTACTGGAAAACATGATGCTGGGTCATTTCATCTCTGTGATGATGAGACCCTCTTGGGGAACGCTATGCTCTTCCTTTGTAGGATGGGACTGCGCTCATGCATTCTCCAACGACTGGTTTAACCATTACTACCATACCTACATGACTGGAAATGTCTTAACCTTACCTGAGTGGCAGGACACTTATGTCCTACAGACATGCATTTACAACATGGAAGGAGTGAATGATATAGCCAAAGGTATTGACGGTGAAGGTCCGTATAACGTCTTCGATGATGTCTTCCGGGGTTATGCTCACCATATGAAAGGCAGGCTAAAAGAAGAGCATAACAAAAACCGATATTATCAATTGCTTGAAATAGTGAAAGAAACACAACCCAGTCGCTTTGTCGAGATAGGCACATGGAATGGTGACAGAGCATTAGAGATACATGCCGTTAGTCCTGATACGAAGTATGTTGGTTTCGATCTCTTTGAAGGTGCGACCGATGAGACAGATGAGATTGAAAAGAATGTGAAGGCGCACTATGAGGTAAATGAGGTTGAGAAGAAACTCAAAGATGTCGGGATGCATGCAACCCTGTACAAAGGAGATACTAAGGAAACCCTACCAAAGTATGCTAGTGGAAGTCAGGATGCCGATATCGTCTTTGTTGACGGTGGACACTCTATAGAGACTATCGAGTCTGACTTGAAATACGCCAAACAGATAGTCAAGAAAGGTGGTGTCATCATTATGGATGACTATTACACCGACATGCCTGACGAAGAGTTAGAGAAATATGGAGCGCAGGCAGTGCTAAAGGATGAAGAGTTTGCAATTCTACCCGTGGCAGACCCAGTCCCAGGTGGAGGTCTTGTCCAGATGGCAGTATTGAGATGTTGATAACAGAGCCATATCGTCAACTAAACAGTGAATTGCATCACGAGTCAGAGGTGTTTGGTAATAACGCCTGGAAGAATGCTCCCATGGTTGAGAAACTAGCCCGCAAATATGGGGCTAAGTCTATCCTTGACTACGGGTGCGGGAAGGCATCATTACATAAGGAGTTAAGTAGAAGGGATCGGCTTAATGGTACACAAATATGTGACTACGACCCTGCTCTCGATGCTTTCAGCGAAAGAAATCCAGCAGACATTGTTGTCTGCATTGATGTATTGGAACACGTTGAGTTGGACTGCTTGCATGAGGTTTTGGCAGACCTCCGTGCATTAACAAAGAAGTGTCTGTTTCTGGATATAGCAACTAGACCTTCCAAGAAAATTTTGCCGGACGGGAGAAACGCCCATCTAAATGTAGCTGATGGTCCCTACTGGTTAAAGATGCTAGACGTTTATTTTCACATCATTCATTACGAGAACCCGGTAGGCAATAAAGAAGTCTACATGGAGTGCATATGACAATTAATATTTTCATCGGTTTTGATCCAAACGAGGCAATAGCCTATCATGTACTGGCGCATTCAATTATGCATCATGCATCTGAGCCTGTGTCCATTACTCCTATTAACCTGCAAAACTTACAGTTGATATACAACAAAGAGCGACACCCTGCTCAGTCAACTGAGTTTTCCATGTCCCGGTTTCTAACCCCACACCTTGGTGGCAGAGACTGGAGCATCTTTATGGACTGCGACATGCTTGTCCTGGGTGATATCGTGGAATTATACGACCATCGACAATTCACTAAAGCTGTACAGGTGGTTAAGCATGACTATACCCCATGCACAGAAACTAAATTCCTTAACCAAAAACAGTCACAATATGCCCGGAAAAACTGGTCTTCTGTGATGTTGTTTAATGGCAACCATATGGCATGCCGTAACCTGACACCTGATAAGGTGGATGGATATACAGGTATGGAACTCCACCAATTCAAATGGTGCGAGAATGAGGATGTAGGTGAACTACCAGTGGAGTGGAATTTCCTCGAAGGAGAGTACAAAAGGAAGGACTATCCTGGGGTAAAGCTTGTACATTATACCCTTGGCGGGCCATACTTTGATGAATATAAAGACTGTGAATTTGCTGAAGAGTGGCGGGAGATGTATGCTAGGACTATTCATGCCACAAATTAACGGCAGACGTAGGAATATGGCCCCCGAAGTAACGCCTCGGGTGGAGGAGAAACCTCCAGAAAAGAAAGCGGAACCTCGAGTAAGAAAGAGGAATAAACGTGGCCAATTTCTCCCAGCTAGTAAATGAAGTAGCTGATGACATAAACCGCACCGACCTGACAGCCCAATGCTCTGCAGCATTGGCTATGGCTATTCGGCATTACGATCAGAAAAGGTATTGGTTTAATGAGGGTAGTGCTACCTTCACAACAACTTCAGCAACTTCAGTCTATGCCCTTGCGTCTGACTTTCGCAAGATGGACTATGTCGAAGCTCGATGGCCGGGTGATAACTGGCAAGAAGTAAACGAGAGGACATTCCCCTATATCAAGCGCATGCTTGAGGGTCAAAATGTTACTGGTTATCCACAAGATTACGTCTTAAGGGACAGGAATATGTGGATAGCGTACCAACCTAATGGTAATTATCTTGTACGTTATTACTACGTTAAAGCCCTTCCTGGCGACCTGACAGCCTCTGCATCCAATGTCTGGACTGTTGAAGCACCTGACCTTATTCGGGCTAAGGCTGCCAAGACGGTAGCACTTCGGACATTGCATGACCTTGAGTTAGCAGCAACCTTCGCTGAGATAATTGATGAGGAAGAATTGCGGATAACTGAGCGGGCCGAAAACCAAACATCCAGAGGCAGGAGTGAGGTGCATTATTAATGCCTAAATGGACGCAAGTTAATGTAGCGGAGTGGATGCCTGACCAACCTCCACTGAATAACCCCGGTGCTATTACAGCTAAAAACTGTATACCTGCTGCTAACGCTTATCGTCCATTATCTGCATCTGTTACTTTTTCTGTAGCGACCGGCACATCAAATGATGACTATATCCGTGGGGCAATATCGGTCAGGGATAATGCTGATACTGTCAGGACTTTTTGTGGTGATGCTAAAGACTTGTATGAGATATCAGCAACGGGATGGGACATTGTCTCTGTCTCTGCCGGGGCATACTCTGGCACAGCTACTCCAGAATTATGGAGGTTTGCGGAATGGGGCGATACCTTAATAGCAACCAATTTCAATAACACTCCACAGCAATTAGACCTCAGTGGCTCTACTTTCGGCATTATGGCAGGGTCTCCTCCAAGAGCAAGGTATGTGGCCACCATCCGTGACTTCGTAGCATTCGCTAATATACATGAAAATAGCACTGCAAAACCAAGGACTGTCAGATGGTCAGCATTCAATAATGCTAATGACTGGACTGCTTCAGTCAGGACGCAGAGTGACTCACAAGAGTTGTTTGAGGGTGGGTATATCACAGGTATTGTTGCACAGTCCTTCGGTCAAGGTGAGATAGGCGTCATCTTTCAAGAGCGGGCTATTACATTGATGACTTATGTTGGCCCTCCTCTAATCTTTCGTTTCGACCAGGTTGATACCAGACGAGGCACTCGTATACCAAATTCCATTATCCGCTACGCTCACCAGATATACTACATTGGCGAGGATGACTTCTATGTATTTGAAGGTGGTCAGTCAAGGTCTCTCGGTTCAGAGAAGGTTGTCAGGCACTTCTATAATACCCTCGATACTAACTTCATTGAAAGAATTACAGCAACAGTGGATGCAGCCAGGAAGATCATTATTTGGTCATACCCATCAAAGTCATCTACTGAAGAAGCACATCCGGATAAACTCATTATTTTCCATTGGATAACTGGTCGCTGGACGGAAGCTGAAGTACAGGCCGAGTCGCTATTCACATACCTTACTCCCGGTAAGACACTGGATGAGTTAGACTCTATATCAACTGACTTGGATGCTCTCCCTTATTCACTAGACTCGAAACTCTGGAAAGGTGGGTCAATGGACATGGCAGCGTTTGACCGTAACCATAGGCTTTACACTTTCTCTGGTATACCGCTTGATGCAACTATCGATATGACAGAGGTGCGGGCTGGTCCTGGAAGACTCATTGAGGTGACTAATTTACGTCCTTTAATCGAAGGTGCTGGGACTACATCAATTGCTCAAGTTGGTCACCGTATGTCACAGGATGCATCTCCGACATGGACAACGACAGCTACTGCAAATGCGAGTGGTGAAGTCAATGTTAGGATCCATTCTCGCTTTGCTAGAGTAAGACTTAAAGCGACCGGCACATGGAAACACATCCAAGGTGTAGATATGTATATCTCTGAGAGAGGCATTCGATGAAGATAACTGCCCTCTTTAAAGCAGTCGCAATAATATTTGAATTAGCTGTCTCTGCCGGTCTTGTTCCCGGCGTTACCGGCGTTAATAAGTTTGGTCGTAATTCTAATGTTGACTCTAATACGAAGGAAGAAATATGGGATGGGTCTGCTGCTTATGTTTTCCCGGCAACTGCATTAATGACAAGCATCAGTCAGACAACTGACCAGGCAGCAATGAGAGGCCAGGTAGTTGAGATACAGGGCCTAGATGCTAACTGGGACTTAAAAGTACAGGAGGCAACCTTAGATGCATCCGACACTACAACTGTAGTTACATTAGGCACTGCACTTATTCGGGTGTTTCGGATGAAGGTATTGGCCGATGTGGTAACAGACCAGGATATCCGTGTCCACAATGCAGGAGAGACTCAGGACTACGCTATTATCACAGCAGGGAATAACCAGGCCTTAATGGCTATTTACACTGTACCGAATGGCAAGACAGCATATATGTGCAACCTGTATGGCTCGATTAGTCCTGAGACAAATAAAGACCCAACGAAGATGCAGTTCGAGTTATGGGCAAGTGACATGGACAATAGTTGCGCAGCACAGATAAAACATACTGTCGGCTTTATCACCGGGACATACGAAAAAAACTTTTGTCCATATCAAAAGTTTACCCAGAAGACAGATATATTTATAACTTCCACCCCAACAGGCAAGGCGGCAGATGTCTCTGCTGGGTTTGACTTATATTTGGTGGATAACTAATGAACGAAAACTACGCACCCGGATCATTAATTGGCCAACTGCAGGACTTGTCAGCGTCTGCACAACTGGCGTATTCAGCTACATTGCAGACTGAGATACAGCATATCTGTGTCTGTAATACCAAGACGGCTGCGGCAAGGTTTAGTATTTTTCACGATGATGGCGGAAACAGGTTTTCTGCAGGCACAGCATTGTTTTTCAAGGAGCAGATAAACGGACTGTCAAGTGTACTTATTTCTGCTGATGACCCAGGCACTGGTTTGACTGTTGCTAAGGGCGGCAGTGTAGGTGTCGAGGCTGACAAAACAGCAGCGGTAACATTTTCAATTTACGGTACAACACAGAGGGCAAGATAATGCCATACACAGACTATGACGTAGGGGGAAGCATGGAGGACTGGAGACAATACCTTCCTCAAAACCAGACTGCCACCCCCTATAATAACCCTAATGGTGGGGGGACTTATGGCTATGGATATAGTGGTGGAAGCAGCAGCAATGCGCCGGTTGAAATAAACAGGTCTGCACCTGCAATGAGAAACCCATATAATGCTCAACCTATGCCTTGGTCATTCAATGAGCAAGCTGGAATGCTGGCTAACAATATAGGACAAAGTCCTTTCAGGCCTCCTATGAATCCGAGATATAACCAATGGGCTGGAGGCGGGAAAGGACAGCCTCAACCCAGGCCACAGTTTGGCGGAGGAAAGATACAACCGCAATTCGGTGGAGGAAAGGGTCAGTATATGCAGCCACGGCTGCAATCTGGAGGCGGGAAATTCGCATGAAAGTAAACAGAATTGAAAGACCAAATGTCATGGTAGTTTGGCGTGATATAGAGAAGTATGTCCAGAGAGCATTAGACGCTTCAATGGGTGAATTTGACCTTCTGGATATCCTTCAATTGATACTCGCAGACCAAATGACCTTATGGGTTATCGAGCATAATGGTAAGCATATCGGGGCAGGAGTGACCCAAATGGTATATTATCCACGATATCCAGCAATGAGAATGGTACTGATGTCCGGTGATGACGCTCTCCGGAAGTCATGGTTTCAGCCGATGATGGAAGTAATTGAGAATTACGCTATTCTTCAAGGAGCAGAAGTGTTTGAGGAAGTCGGTAGACCTGGGTGGGAAAAGATAGGTCCACCTATGGGATATAAGAAACAATATGTTACCATGGTAAAGCAATTGGGAACCTCAAAGTTAAGAGGAGCAGGCTAATGGGCAAAGGCTCAAGCGCACCCAAGCAAGTTGGTACTCAAAATACCATATCGACAAGTGAACCTTGGGGTCCAACGCAACCCTATCTGAAGGATGCATACCAAGGGGCTCAGGACTTATTTCAGTCTGGTGGTCCTAGCTACTATCCCAACGCAACCTACACTCCCTTCTCTGGTCAGACCGAATTAGGTTTAAATATGATGCAGGGCAGGGCATTGCAGGGGTCTCCTTTGCAAGATGCTGCTCAACAGCAGGCACAAGGTACTATCGGTGGTAATTATCTCTACAACCAACCAGGCATGGCAGCAGGAAGGTCTATGATGGGGCAGGCAGGATATGTCCCAGGTCAAGGTGCTATCGACCAGGCATACGGGTCACAAGACCCATCGCAGAATTTCCTACAAGGGTCAATGCGTACAGCTACTCAAGACCCTACGAAAGGTTTCCTACAAGGTCAGCGGGCAATGAGCGGATATGATCCATCTGCTAATTACTTACAGGGTCAGATGAATGCCAATCCAAATGCTACTCCAGCACAGGGATATCTCGGTAACGCAGCAAGCGGTGGTATGTTGGGCTCAAACCCATACCTAGACGCTGAATATGAAAAGGCATCCCGAGGTGTACAGTCTGGCATCAATGCCGCTTTCGGAGGTGGAGGTAGGACAGGCAGTGAGGCACATGCTTCATCGCTAGGAACTGGAATGGCTGACCTGGCAACAGGACTTTACGGCAGTAACTACGGACGAGAAAGAGGGCTCCAACAGCAAGCAGCAGGACAAATACAACGTGCTTATGATACATCTCAGGGCAGAGGTCTCCAAGGAGCAGGACAGCTTACGCAGGGACTCAGGTCTGGTCAAGGTCTTGGTCTGAATGCAGCCCAGCAACAGATGCAGAATCTACGCTCCGGCCAAGGTCTCGGATTGCAAGGAGCAGGACAACTCACACAAGGGTATAACCGTGACATAGCTAATGCATTACAAGGCACTGGTCTTGAGCAGCAAGGCTACATGGGCTCAATGGGTCTCGGCATGCAAGGCGCAAACCTCGGTCAGAATGCTTTCGCTAATGAGCGCAGGAATATGATGCAGGGTACAGCAATGGCTCCAACGCTTGCTCAGATGGACTATCAGGACATTGGTCAATTATTAGGTGTCGGCGGACAGGTCGAGCAACAAGGTCAACGTCAACTGCAAGATTCTATGAATAGGTATAATTTCTACCAGAATAGGCCTGACCAGCAACTGCAGAATTATGCAGCAACTGTGCTTGGCAATGTTGGTCAACTCGGCGGTACTAGATCAGGCCAGCAACCTATCTACGGGTCAAATGGTGGAGGCTTCAGTGGCGCAATGGGAGGCGCATTAGGAGGGGCAGGACTTGCCAGTATGCTGGAGTTAACTAACCCAGTGTCTGCAGGGCTTGCAGGACTTGGCGCACTTGGAGGAATGAAATAATGACTTTTGCTCAGAAATTATCAGGGTTAATTCCAATGCTTCAAGGTCTCGGTGGTGGACAGCCTCCTGGAAGCATCACTGCAAACAGGTTATCTGGACTACCAAGTCTGGGAGAGGCAGCTAACAGTCTTCCTGGGCCACAGTTTGGATCGCTCGGTGGCACACCATCACCACAACCCGCAGTTAAGAGTCCTCTCTTTGGTGGCGCAGCAATGGGTCCGGGTATGGCTGGTATGGGCATGCAGATGCTACAGAACCGGAAGGCATTCTCGCTTAACCCTGGAGACCCAAGGTTGAACCCATATTATGGTGTTATGGACGCTGGGATAAAGGGGGCGCAGTTTGGCCAGCAGACGGAAGCTTTCGGCATGAAGAAAGAGGAGTTTGATATAGCACTGAAGAAGCAGAAACGGTTGGAAAAAATGATGAGGGATAGAGTACTGAATCGGATAGCCACTCCTCCTATTGAACCTCCGGCCGGAGCCGGAGATAGCGGACTTGGGCCATCGATAAAGAGGGCCCAAGCCGAACTCGATAGGGTATATGCCACTGAAGACCAAGACGCAATAACAAAAGCGCAATTTCAGCTAGATAAATTGTTGAAAGAGCAGGATGAATGGAACCGTCCTAGTGCCAAACGGAAGAGAGAGGAGCTTGATATAGCTTCTAGGATGAGGCAGACTGAGTTCGGCATGAAGAAAGAGGAGTTTGATATAGCACTGAAGAAGCGGAAACGGTGGGAACAAATAATTAAGGATAGAGTACTGAATCAGACAACCACTCCTCCTATTGAACCTCCGGCCGGAGCCGGAGATAGCGGACTTTGGCCATCGATAAAGAGGGCCCAAGCCGACCTCGATAGGGCATATGCCCTTGAAGACCCAGACGCAATAACAAAAGCGCAAGGTGAGCTAGATGGATTGTTGAAAGAGCAGGATGAATGGAACCGTCCTGGTGCCAAACGGAAGAGAGAGGCAGACAGGCTTCAGGGTGAGTCAGATATTAGGCGGCATAAAATTTACAATAATTACCTCATGTATGGAGGACTTACTGGCAAGGAGTTGTTGAAGGCGCAACTAGATCCAGATAAAGCGATAGAGATGATGTTTGAAGATCCAAATTGGACTAGGGGACTTCCCCCAGGTTATGTCTGGACAGACCCAAGAGACCCAAATAAAGGGGCTATCGTTGCTCCTGGAATGGAAGAGTATGTTGCTCTATATGGCAAGACTGGTTTTCAGAAAGATTGGACAGCATATGAAGAGGTTGCCGAACGGCTTGCTGATCCAAACCTTGCTCCAGAAGACAGGGCCTTATTACAAGTTAAAGGCAATGCACTAAAAGGCAGGCTGGAAAGTCAACTTACTACATGGGGCAAACAGAAATGGAACCTTGAGGTCACTGCCGGCAAGCAATTTCTGCGTGATAATTATGGCTGGGAGGATGGAGATAAACTCCCCAAAAACATTGGTGCGTTTGACCAGGCCGCACAGGAGGCCGCCAAGAAAGCAATGCTTCCTATATTGGCAGTCACCGACATTGGGCTAAATGCAGAAAACCCACCGCCAGCAGGTGAAATGACACCGCAGGAAATGCTGGAATTGCTTAACCAGTTTCTCCCTGAAGGGACAGAACTAAGTGAAGACTTCTTAAGGGCATTGATGGGTACACAACTGCCGGGTGCAAATTAACCTTTAACTACTTATGGATACACAACTGCCGAAAGAATTACTAACAGCATTTCTGGATGCAGCCAGGAATGCGAATGACAATATGGGAAATGAGCAAGCACGAAGAGATGCTGTTTTTGCTGCTCAACAATTGGCTACTCACAGGCCCCCCGACCCTCGTCCTCCTACAACTAAAGGAATAAATGCCCTTAAGAAGTCTGGTAATGTTTTTCTTGATGCACTTAATTTCCTTGACAAAGGAAGGAATGCAGTACACCACGGGTTGGTGGCGGCAGCGACCCGCCAACCGAAGGGCCTTTTAGGTGAGGACTATGACCCGGATGCCCCTATAGCTGATAACTTTAAGAAGCAAATGGCTCGAGACCAAGTTGTTTTAGAGGAATTTATGAAGGGGTGGAGGCAGCAGACTTATAAATCTCCTGCAGACCACTTCCCTAAAGACTTTAAAGAGAATCACCCAGTGGCATCTATTGTCGGGGATATATCCCTGATGATTGCTGAAGACCCTCTGACATATGTCACATCTCCAGTGTTTACTGCTCCATTCCATGTAGCTAAAGTCATGGGGGATTTGCCTGTTCTTAAAAAGATGGGAGATGCTCTCAAAGGAAAGTATAACGAGGAACAATATCTTGGGTTTTTGAATGTCCATACTGGCAATGCACTTACAGCTAAAGAGAGTGCAAAGAAACTCCGGGACTTTATCTCTGCAGGCAAGTATAGGTCTCTAAAGGAATACCTTAAGTTGACTGACCAAGTCGAAGCACTTGCTAAGAAAGCGGGAGTGCCTTATGAGGACATGTCCAAGACAATTATTAATGCGGTCGAGACAGGAGGCAAGACTGATGAGATGCTGGAGATGGCAGGGTATGGAAAAGGAGTTTTTGATAGTGACACCATGGCAATTGCACAGAACCTTACCGCCAAGTTTAAGAAGATGCTTGATGCCGAGAAGAAGGCTGGAGTCAATATAAGCGAGATGATGGATAATGACTTGGGGTACTTCCCGCATGTCGCCACTGACGAAGTTGCACAAATACTCAAGGGGGGGGAACCACCTCCCTCCAGAAGTGGTAACGTTTTCCAGCTGGATGCTGCTAAGCAAAGAAAGTTAGCCGGGACAGTAGATGAGATCAATAGTGATCCAGACCTCCTCAATTACTACTTCCCGGATGGTGGTGGTAAGAAAATATTCATGGATGATGTAGCAACGGTTACTAGGATAAGAGAAGTGGACGGCCTGATGGCAATGGCTGGATCCGAATACATGCGTGAAATGCGGAGGATAGGTACATCAGCGGCAGAAGCACCACCTGGGTATAAATTTATTATGGATAATAAAACCCAGTTGCCGGTGAACGATACTATTAAATATGATCCGAAGACGGCAGAGATGATCCAACAGCAATATAATCTCCTGACAAACAATGTGGAGATGTCAAAATTTGCCAAGTCGTTTGATGGTGCACAGAATTGGTGGAAGATGTGGAGTCTCGGAGCAAGACCCGCTTATCATGGAAGGAATATTATTGGCAATATCTGGAATGCATACCTTGGTGGACTGAAAAACCCAAAACGTTATGCTGATGCGCTTACCCTACAAAGAATGGAAGCGACTGGCAAGTTTGGTAAGGTTGCTGGAATGGACGGGAAAGTCCTAATAGACGAGATGATAGATAATGGAATATTTCAGAGCGGCCAATGGCATGATGATGTAATCCAGTCTATGAACATTGAGATGCGTAAAGGACCATTCACTAGAGAGATAGGCATTGGTGATGTGTTGACACCATCGTCAAAGAATGCTCTATTGGAAGCTGGCTTCAAGGTTGGCGGGCATATCGAAACAAACGCAAGGGCTGCGCTCTATCTTGATAAACGACTTAAAGGTGCGTCCGTTAAAGAGGCTGCTGACCATGTTAAGAAGTATCTGTTTGACTATAAGGATCTAAGTCACTTTGAGCAGAATACGATGAAGAGGGTGTTTCCATTCTATACATGGTCTAGGAAGAATATACCTCTGCAAATAGAGGCACTGCTTACGCAACCAGACAAAATGCAGAAGATAAGTATCTTTAAGAATGCTATGGAGAGGGACGCAAATAAACCAAACCATGAACTGGTACATGAATACATCAAAGGTAATGTCCCGATATGGATAGGTGATGACGAGAAGAATGGTCAGGTCATGCAACTAATGAATTATCTTCCTGCTGCAGACTTGGCACGACTTGCAAAGATAGATGAGTTTGCCAATATGCTATCTCCGTTTATCTCTGCACCGATACAGTACCTTGTTAATTATGACTTCTTCAGGAGAAAGACAATAGCCGAAACAACAGGACAAACTACTGACTTCCTTGGAATAGAGATGCCAGTACATGCTGCTCACTTGGCCAGGTACCTGGTTATGTTAAACGAGTTAGACAGAGCAAACCCCGGCAACATCTTTGGTGAAAGCACAATAGACCCAGAGACAGGGGTGAGGACCAGGACTAGAAGCTTCTATGACTTGTTGCCTGAGACAGAGATAAACCTTCCAAGCATGGGGTTCCGGAGAGGTAACCCGGAATTATATACAGACAAGGAGTTTAAGTTAAGGACAGAAGGAATGAAGTTTGGATTCCCGACTGAGAGGGAAAGCCGTACCGACATGCATGGGCCAGCCAGGATAATACAGTATCTATTCGGCTTCAGGCTTTATAAGTTTGATGATGCCGCAGGGTATGAGCGACAGGTTAATGGTATGATGCGGGATTTGAAACTAATAAAAAGCCTTGCCAAGAGGGCACACAATGACAACAAGACCAGGTTACTGGGGTATCTTACAGAGTTTTTTGAGCAGACAGAGGAAGTGTTTAGCAATAAAGAAATGCGGATGCGCCAACCCCCCCAGGAAAATAAATAGGTGAAATTATGACAAACGTATCAAAATGGTCAACTACGGCTGGCAGTAACAGTACTACTTCGCCGGACGGTTTTCCAGAAAACATGGCCCCATCAGGCTTGAATAATTCTTCTCGAGAAATGATGGCAGCCTTGGCTAAAAACCATAATGACCAGAATGGCTCTCTCATTCTCGGTGGTAGTGGAGGTGCTTACACCTTAACCACAAACAATGCCAATGCTTCTTTGTCTGACTCAGCCATTATCATTGCCCGGGCTAACCATAATGCTTCTGCAAGTGCGACTCTTAACATCGATAGCCTGGGAGTCAAAGAGGTCAAGAAGTATCACGATATACCGGCGGGGTCTGGTGATATCGAGGCCGGTCAGTTGTGCATGTTTATTTATAACTACACGCATGACAACTATCAGTTGATGAATCCGTCTAACAGGGCAGGGACTTTTACCACACTTGACAGCACATCTTTTAAAGCGGCTGCGAATAATTTTGGTGCGCCAGCTAACTTCACTAATACTATAGGAACACAATCAGCACCAGATTTTCTATACAACGATTCTACTAAAAAGC